CTCCAAGATTTAAAGAATTTGATATGACTCTATCTCTTTGTTTTCTTTCCAATGCAAGAGGATGAACAACGAGAACATTTGGAGTAGTTGTATATCCAGATCCACCTTTTAAATTTGTAACTCCAATAACTCTACCACTACCAGTCTCAATTTGAGTCTCAGCTGTCGCACCTTCTCCACCACCACCTGTAAAGAGAAGTATCGGAGGAGTTTCATAATTTGATCCTGCATTTGTAATATTGACCTGTGTTACTTGTCCTCCAGTTATAGTTGCAGCAAATTCAGCAACAGTTGGACGCAAACCAGTAAATTCGTAACTATCAATGGTAGTAGAACTTGAAATAGTCGCAACACGACGATCATTACCTTCACTATCAATTTTAACTCTATCTTCAGGGTCTATTGATTGATATGTGTTACTTACTAAGATATCTGCAGCACTACCAGTGTAAATGAACAATTCACAATCAGATCCTGCTCTAGGTGCTTCACTAAACTCAATAATAGATCCTGTTAACGTATATGCAATGCCAGGTTCTTGATATATGCTATTTAAGAATATAAGTAAATTATTTTGTGCTCTAACTTGTTCATTATCACTTTCTAGAGAAAATGGTTCTGTATTCTGTTTCATAGTAAATGTTTTCTTTTTGTTATCAAAGAAAGGTTCAATTTGATCAAGTTTAGTTAATTTACCAAAATAATATCCAAAGAAGTCCATACCCGCAAGAGGTGCTTCTGAGAATGTAATCTCACTACCTGTATATGTGTATGCATCATTAGTTCCTTTTATCTGCAATGTATTATTCAAGAATATCAAGAAGTTATCACTTGCGGGTAATGTTTGTGCAGAATTAAATCCACCTGACGTCATAGTAAATCTCTTATCATTACCATCGAATGTAACATCTGATACACCAATTTGGAAAGTTGGTGTTATAGATGCAGTTCTAGTAATACCTGTTAGGTTTCCATTGTTAGTTCCGACATTTACTGTGATTGTTGTTGGTGTAACCGCAGTGATAGCAATTGCTGTATTGTATGCAGGATCAGTGGTTCGTGGATATGTTTTCTGTGCTGTGTTATTATCGTTGGCACATGTAAATGTCAATGAGTTAGCAGCAATTGTCACTGTATTACTTGTTGTGAGTGAATGATTACCAATAGTCAATTCCATGACACCTGTAGTATTATCATATGTCGCATCAGTCACAGTAAAGTTACTACCACCAGTAACAGCAACATTATTAGATGTGGAACTTACAAATGTGTGGGCACCAGTTCCTACTGCCTGTGTAACAATACCCCACAATGTTGTGATAGTAGATGCTACATCAATACAACATGCTTCTGAGTATGTTGTGCTTCCAGAGTCATTGCTGATTGTATTGTCTGTTGTCTGAGTTCCTACAGTGTATGAGTTTGTAGTGACTGTAAGGTTACGCATAACCTGACGACAAATATCTCTAGCATGATTGAATACTTGTACAGACTGCCCTTCTTCACCAGACAAATGTGCTGTTCCAACATATAATTTAGCAGCATCGTATGTTGCATCGTTTCCACCAAACTCTACATTATCTGCAACTGCATCTATTAGTAAGTTTGTATCACGAATACACTTGACTTGATATGTGCTAGAGAATCCTGCATTGTTTGCCATCATCCTACCATATGCAGTTGTAGCAATAAAGTTTTGGTTTGCTCTGAGTAGTGCTCCTGCGTCTGCAAACTTAGAGTATTTGTTAGTTCCATATGTCACTACTGCTCTCTCAATTGCTGTTGCAGTTGCACTTACAAAAGTGTGAGCAGATGTATCTGATGAAGGTCCTACAAATACTGTAAATGTATCAGTAGTAACTGCATCTATTGTCAACCATGCATTATGTGCAGGATCATTACCATTATTGAGTCCTCTAGGATATGTGTGCTGTGTAGCATTATTATCTTTTGCACATGTAAATGTTAACGAGTTGGCTTCAATCCTAATTCTGTCACCTTTAATTAATGGATGCCCAGTTACAGTAATAACCATCTCACCTGTAGTAGGTGTGTAAGCAACGTCTGTTGGTTGGAATTCATAATCTGATAATCCTACCCATGTATGTGTATCGGTATTTGTAGGTGTTGTTCCGTTTAATGCATTAACTGTGATTGTTGTAGATGTAACTGCTTCTACAGGTATATCCTTCATCCTACCCTGTGTGCCAATTGGGTCAGTGGCACGTGGATATGCCTTGATAGCAGCAGCACCAGTAGCACCACCAAAGTTACAACTAAACTTTAATGACTCATTAGCAATCCTGACTGTAGATACTGCTTTCTTAACACCATTTGTTGTTGCTGATACAAATGTATGTGGATCAACGTTTGTAGAAGGAATAGTATCAAGAACCTGAACTGTATATGTGTTTGTTGTTACATCAAATACCTGTAACCATCTATCAGATGCATAGTCAGTAGAACGAGGATATGCTTTTTGTGCAGCTGCTCCAGTAGCACCACCAAATCCACAACTAAACGTTACAGCACCGTCAGCGAACTTAACTTGATCTCCATTTACAAATCCATGATTGGCAAGTGTTATAACCATAAGACCTGTATTAGGATCGTATGTTGCACTAGTAGGTGTATGAGTACTAGGTGCTGAGAATCCCCATCCTGTTCCTATGGTCAATTCCATATTACCAGATGCAGGAGCATAAGTTGCACTACTTACTGCAACAGGTTGCACTAACTGTTCGCCAATGCGAGGGTCAGTAATACCCAATACATCATTAGGTGTATATCCTCTACCACCAAAACCATATACTTTGACATTTGAGACACTTCCATTAGTGACTGTTACATCGGTTACAACACCATATCCAGTTCCTAATTTATTTTTAAGAGCTATACCATAATATATGCCATCCTGATATCCTGTGCCAGGTGTCAATTCATCTGGTTCGTCATTAGATATACCAACATTAACTGTTATTGTATCTCCTGCAACTGCAGTGATAGCAAGGGTTTTGCCAGATGCAGGATCTCCTAATCTTGGATAAGCATGGTTAGAAGCATGGTTATCTGCATCACAAGTAAAGGTAATACCACCATCTGCAATAACGATTGTATTGCTTGTAGTAAGACTATGAGTGCCGATGTCTATGATTAATACACCTGTACTAGGTGTGTAAGAAGTTCCAGTCTGTGCTGTGAATTGAGAACCACCTGTTACCTGTATCGCATTTGTAACACCACTTACAAATGTATGAGTTCCTAATCCAGAATATCCTGTTCCAAATGTTTTAATTGAATCTCCAATTTTATCTAATACAAATGAGTCGGTATAAGATGAACGATCATAATACATTGCAATGATCTTACTATTTGCTAATGGAGGTGTAACAAATGTTACAATATTGTTTGAGAATGTATAAGTTTGAGGATTCGCAATAATACCATTTATTGAGATCATTAATTGAGAATTTGCAGGAGTCTTACCAAGTTGAGTTCCAAGATCAACACCATTAGTTTGTAATCTAAATGAATCATTAGTGCCATCTACAAAACATCTTAGAGAGTGCCCAACACCACTACCTTGTGATGTCAAGTCAATTGCACTACCACCAATAGTTGTGGATAGTTCAATTGTATTAGCGTCTACGTATCTGATATAATATTGACCATCATTTGCCAACCCACCAACAGGTAGGGAATATCTATTGTTTGGATAGTTGCCAGTATCTACAGTTGGTAATGCAGCTGAAGGATTACTAATAGCATTTGTAACTATTCCTGCTAGAGTTGTAATAGCACTCTTGACGTCAGCACAACCACCAGAATCTTGTGTAATACTTAAATCTGTTACTGGATTTCTAGTTGTGTATGTGCCAGTTGGTAAACTGTTTGTGACAGTTAAAAGACATAGATCTCTTGCTTTATTAAATGCATATATTGTCTCAGTCTCTTCACCCGCAACGTGTTGAACTGCTCCACCACTAATATAAGAATCTGCAGCATCCCTACTAAAGTAATTACCACCATACTTAAGATCATTTGTCCATGCAGCGATTACAAGTCTTGTGTCTCTAGCACATGTTGATTGAGTATATGATAAATCTGGATATTGTGCATTTAAGAATCCAATAGTTTCTTCTACAATGTAATCAATATTATTAACAATCAAATCTCTAGCATCTAAGAATCTATCTCCACCAGACTTATAAGTTACTAATTGATTTGCTACAAAACCATGATTTGTAATAGTAATTCTATCTGTTGCTCCATCTACGATACTAGAACTAGACCCATCAAATGTTAAGGTTCTATCACTAATATCATCAATCTTATATGAGATGCATGATAAGATCTTCTGAACGTCTAATAACTGTTTTCCGTAGATAGAAACTTCTGTTGGAACTAATGCAGTATAATCTGGTTTTGATAATGCAAAATTATTGATTGTAGATAATTTACCAGTATTTCTAGCAGTTGGTTTTGGTGTTATGAATGTCGTTCCATTAAATGTATTCCCAACACTATTTGTATTAGTTGTCCACCAATCATATGTGGAACTAGGATTACTGTTGAGTGTAGATCTTGGTCTAAATGCTTTTGTAACAGATTGGACTAATACTTGTGTTCCAACAACTTTAAATCCAGCTGGATGAGCAGCAAACTTGAGTGGATTCTTCCAATCGGTAATATTTACAGATGATGAGACATCATATGAGAATTCTTGGAATCTATCGCTATCATATACACGTTGTTCGTTAAGATCAAGGAATCCAGTTGTTTTTTCCCATTTAGCAGCAGATGTGCTAATAGGAGAAACTACAAAATTAGCATCTGCCCTATCAAATGCATGGATTTGACCAAACGCTGCAGTTTCTTCACCAAATACAGGTTGACCAACTACAAACTCACCTTCTATGAGTTCCACACTTACAACACGTCCAGATGAGTCCCAATTAGTGATAAATCCGTATGCAGTATATGATGTAGTAGAAGCACCTTGATATATTCTCTCCCCAACAGAAAATTCAGCTGGTTTCATATACGCAATGATATTATCTCCCAAATCTGTAGTCTGAAGTGTAAAGTAGGTTTGACCTGTAACAGGATCTCCTATAGGAGCACTTGTAAATGCAATAGTAGTCTCAGTGTTTGAGTCAGCAAGAGATGCTGCGAGTTTGATTTGATTAGATGCTAATCCATTCGCTGTGGTTGGAGCAACAGCATAATATGTTGTATTAACTGTGAGAGGTTCTGGAAGTTGTCCAGATATTTCTAATAAAGTAATTTTAGTTCCTGTTGGTATCTTAGGATTATAGGGGAAGTTAAGTGTGCTATTAGAATTCAATGCAACAAATGTATGACTTACCCTTGCTTGAACTGTAGGTGCAGATGTAAATCCTCTACCCGCATTCTCAACAGTAACTGCTTGTATAACTTCGTTCTCAATAATAGGTTGTAGATCAAATAATGAACCTTGTCCACCAACTAAAACTATTTCTGGTTCTGATACAAAATTAGCACCACCATTTACTACATCAAGATAATCAATAATCTGAGTTCTAATTAACTGCAAATTATAAGTTGTATTTAATTGTGGTTTAAGTGTTCTATCATGACTATAGTTAAATGTAATATTCTCACCACCAATTTTTAGTATCTCACCCATATCAGATGATTTAAGTAGTATAGATGCACCACTTCCAGTTTTTTGTTCTATATTGATTAGTGGTGTGCTTTGGTATTGCTCTCCTGCGTTTTCAATATTAATAGTGACAACTCCTTCATTTTGGATTATAGAATTCAATGCTGCATTGATACCATTACCACCTTGAGCAGTAATAGTAGGTGCAGATAGATAACCTGATCCACCATTAGTTACACTTACAGAATCAATAGATGCATTTAGTAATGTTACAGTTGAAGCAACATCAGTATATGTCATGGTAGCAACATCAAGAACGACATCATTTGTTCCATCAGCACCACCTATAACACCTCCAGATATTGTTAAATCATCGTCTATATTGTATGCGGTTCCTCCATTTGTTACTGTTACTTGAGTAATTGTTCCATCACTTCCAACTTCTATGGTAAACGCAGCACCAGTTGCACTAGTTCCAGCTATTGATTTCTGTCCAACACCTGTGTAAGTGCCTGGTGTTTTTCCAGATGCATTAAGTTCAGACTGAACTGTAACAGTTGCAATAATACCGTAGAATGGATCATCAAATACAACACTTGGTGCAGTTCTGTAATTAGTTCCTGCTTGGTTTATGGTTACTTGTGTAACTTTACCTCCACCAGAAACTGTAGCTGCAACATCTGCTTGTGTTCCTGATATTGAACTGATTGTTGCAACTGAGCTACCACCTGTGTAGATTTTTGATCTAATCTTAAACGTTTGTGTGCCAGTTCCAGAATTGGTTATAGTTATTGCTGTACCCACCTCTGCAAGTTGTGGTGTAGATGCTAACTTAACACGTCCAGAATCACCTATGTTAATAATGTAGTATGTTTGTCCTACTGTTAAATTACTAATAGGATTAGTCTCAGCTGAGACATATAAGACTTCATCTCCAGTTTGTGAGTTATGTGCTGCGAACTCAAATTGATCGTCATATCCAACTGCATCAATTTGAGATGGGTTGATATTATAAGAGGTACCTGCATTGAACATAAGGTATCCCTTCTGTCCTGCACCTGTTCTTGTATTACGTAATGGTTCTAGTCTCAATACGGATGTAATTGCATTCCAAGAGATGACCCTTCCTCTGGCAGTGCTATTATCTTGAACTTCTCTACTTGTGATAATTTCATCAGGTAAGAAATTACCAAATACACTTTCTAAAGTTATATCTATAAAATCTGGTAATGTTACAACACAAGTAGGTAAAGAAGATGGATTATAACCAGATCCTTGATTTGTTATAGAGACATTTGATATTCCACCAGAAATAGTTGCTATAGCAGTTGCTCCAGATCCAGATCTACTAGAACCAAGTAATTTTGGTAGAGATTGATAATTTCTTCCATTATCACCAATTGTTATTGTTGCAACACCTCCCTCTGGATATATTGAATTTGTGGTATATGATAATCCTACAGCATAACCAGTCTCAGGTTGTGTTGCTGAATAGTAGTTTATTTGATTGTTTGCAGCATCAACAGAATAAAGAGTATGAGTTCCTAATATTGGATCATTAATGATATTCATATTTCTACTATTTGTCACATCGCTCTTAACTTGAATCGCATTACCCATAGCAAGGTGATTCTGACAAACATAATATAATGTGTCTGGAGAATTTATAGCAGGGGTAATAGAAACACTACGAGTTGTTGCTGTAGCAAACTGAGAATTATATTCCGTCCATGATACGACTTCATCATTGATAGTGTAGGTAACTCCTACTTCATATCTAAGTGTCCCACCATATGCATCTTCGTTTGTTGAAAAGTATATTGCATGAGTGGTATTTGTTGAATCATTCTGATTAAATGTGTATGTTGTTCCACGAGACATTGATAAAGCAGGAGATTCTGTTACAGATCCATATTTGTCACCTGTAATATAATATCCGTTACCAGATCCATAGTTGTAGAAAGGATGTGCAGTTGTCTTTGATGCAACAGAGACCGTAAAGGTGTTTGGTGCTGTAATTGCATGTTTTAAATCATGATAGTAGAAAATACCAGGTAAATCTACCATTTTGATTGTTATTGAGTTTTGTTCGTTTGTTATTACATCTCTAACTTCTGCAGAAATGTTTTTGTAAGTAAATACATCAGTATTAGCAGGATCAAGTGTAAAGTTTAAAATTTTACCATCATTACTTGTATGAGAAGTGTCAAACAAATATGAGTGTCCGTCTATAAGAGATAAGTTAGGTTCGTTAATATAAACTTCAGCTGCAGTTACGTTAGCAGCACTTGTTGTAGCAAAGTTTCTCTTAACTGTAAACTTCCTTGCTGTTTCTGCTCTAACAACAATATAGTTTGTCTTATTGTAAGACGTAGGTGAGACACCTGAGACATTAACGAGATCCCCTGCACTAAGTTGATGTGCAAGATCGGTATGGAATTGGACTTCTCTTTGAACTTGCGTAAGTGTAATACTAAATGAAGATCCACCACCATTACCAAGGTTTAAATCTGTAGCACTTATAGTATCACCAATATCAAATCCATATCCGAAGTCTGTAATTGTAACACTTACTACAGCATTGCCAGAAACAATTATAGTTGCCTTTGCACCTTTACCATCTCCATTGGTTGATAGTGGAACGTTAGTATATGTGCCATTTGAGTAACCAGAACCACCTGTAATACTTGCCCAACCATTTTGGAATAAATTACCATCAGTTCTTATTCTCTTATAAGTCCACAATACTCCACCATCAGTTACAGTTCCAGATGTATGAGTAGGAGTTGTTGAACCTGATGTATTAGTAGGTGCATTACCAACCTTTTCCGCAACGTATACTCTATTTGCAACGTAAACTAAATCTCCTTGCGAATATGAAGTTCCAGATGCCCATGCTTCTAATAGTTTTGCACTTGTTAAAGTAAAATACCCAAAGTGGTAATTACCATTAATAATTTTAGAGTTAATTGTTCTAGTATATGAATTATCAGTTACGGAGATATCAACTACATCTCCTGCTTGTAGATAGTTTGTTGCGGTAGTAGTCAATATGTTGATAAAAAGATCATCATAAGTTCCTGTAAAGGTATTAACATTAGAAGCTGCTACACCTTCTACTTGAGAAACAATAGCACTTACACCTTCTCCTCCAGTTCCTGTATTATCGAATGTAAGTCTATCATTTACCTTATACTCTTTACCACCACCTTCTACAAGGTATTGATCAACATTCTTAGAAGAAAACTTGTTTGTAGATGCTACATTTAAAGAATCCGCAGTGCCACCTCTAATAAACGGATAGTAACTATAATATCCAATACCATCTTCAATATATGTAAGTGTCTCACCAGTCTCCATTACAATAAGAGTAGTGCTATCTTCTAATGCAAGGAAGAAGTCAACCTTGTTATCTAATTGCTTTCTCTTTGCTACAATGTTATCAACACCGATATATGGAGCTCTGTAACGTATTGCGTCTTCTGTAAAGTTTTTCTGTAATCCATTACCATTCCAGTTTACTGCATCTGCTTGACCATAGAAATTAGGTCCTACAAAATATGGGAATGCGGGAAAACCAGTAGTTCCTGTAATAGTTGTAAAATACGCATATACTCCATTTGGAAATTCTGGAGTTACGCAATATCTTCCATTATAACGATCCAAATCACCTAAACCTTCCACATACTCATAATCTTCAATATAAGTCCCTAGAGGGTCTGTAAGACCGCTTAGAAGAGCATCTCTAGAAGTCTTTGGTCTATAACTGCTACGGATACGTTTATATGAATTAAATGGTGAAGTATTCTCTGGATCCTCATATCCATAAGGTCCGTAAATTGGATGTCCGTCATATGCCCAACCAATAATAGGTGAGTGCACTGTAGGAGGTAATTCCGCTAGAGCTTCATTAATACTATCTTTTAGTAAGAATCTAATTTGTTTAGGATTATAGAGATAACCATACTCTCCACCGTATATCAAATAGTTTTCACCTTGGAATACAGCACCACCATTAACGTCTGTAGTCTTAGCTGATACAAAGTTACTATCTCCTAGTTCATTTCCTGTTGCTGCTTCGTTTACAGATAATTCTGTAAGTTTAGTTTGGAACTGTGCACCAGAACCAGGATATACAATGTCAACCCTTGTAGCACCCGCAGTATACCCAATACCTTTACTTGATACTGTAATACCAGTAACTATGTTTGTGCTTAAGTCAACTGTGGCAAATGCAGTTGCACCAACTCCATCTCCTGTAATAATAACATCAGGAGGACCGAAGTATGCACTACCACCAAATGTAACAATAATACTTTCTATTTTTCCATTTAGAATTGATGGATACGCAACAGCACCGCTTCCACTGATTAGATTGATAGTTGGTTCATACGTATACTGTGATCCTGCGGTATCAATTGCTATACTGTCTACAGGACCTCTACAAACTGCAACTGCAGTTGCTCCGCTTCCGCCTCCACCAGATATCGTTACTGTCGGAACGCTAGTATATCCGCTTCCTCCGTTGACTATAGTGACACCTGTTACAGATCCATCCGTAATTTGTGCGGAAGCAAATGCTTGATTTCCGCTTGTTGCTCCACCACCTGTTATAGAAACGATAGGTTCTGTAGTAAATCCGCTTCCTCCGCTAGTAACGTTAATAGCAGTTACGGAACCTGTAATAACAACACTCGCAGTTGCGGAGGTTCCTTCATATTCCCATTCGATTCCACCAACTAATACAACACCTACTGTATGTGTAGGATATGCAGTTGTGGAAGATGTTCCCGCATTTAATGACCTATATCTATTTCCTCCATATTCTACTCTAATACCAGACCCATATTCTGTATTCAATTGATATGGAGGTTCAAACTCTACAGTAGGAGGGTTTATGATATCATAACCAGATCCACCATTAATTCTTTCGATAGATTTTAATCCACCATACCTTTTCTTAGTATTAGACTTATATGAGAATATTGGGACACCATTTGCAGCAATACCAATTTGACCTATTGGAGTTGCAATTTTATCTGATTTTATAGTAGGTGTAAGAGGAATACGTTTCAAATACCTTTGATTGCCAGGATCTAAGTCTGTTGAGGCAAAAGGTCCTATCTTGTGTGTTGGTATACCTGTACTAGCGACTATTGCATCAGTTGACGACTTATATGTGTTTTGGACGTCTCCAGTAGTTCCTGAGATTGCAATATTGATAGATGTATCATCAGAACTACCAAATGCAAATTCTCTAGCAATATAAAACTCTTTACCAGATATTCCAAAGGCAGGAGGTGTGGATAAAATAAATTCAAACGTAAAGTCGTCGACGATACCTATAACGGTGTGACTATTGTTGTAAATGTCTTCTTCAGCATTTAATATTCTAACAGAGTCATCTCTGACCAATCTATGCTTCTCTTTAGTCACAACGGTAACTCTAACCGAGTTATCCTGTGCAATCGCTCCTAGAGTCGCTGAAGACCCTCTGAGAGCACGTCTGACATTGTATATGTAACTATCCCATATAGGATCAATGCTATCAAAGCCAGGCGCAGTCGGTGTAGTGACTTTTGATTGAGGTAAGTAGTATCTTCCACCACTATTAAGAGTTACACCTCTAGTTCCACCAAATACCTTTAATTGTATTTCTGAATTGTCTATATTTGAGTTTCCGTAGATTTTAAACGCAGCAAACACTTCCTGTCCTGCATCATGTGCTACATTTGTTGTTGGAGCAACTGCACGGGTGCATCCTAAGAACTGGTTAACTGTTTTATCAGTATAACTGATTATTTCGTCTTCTATCCTAAATTTACCGTTTGTTTCTGGCCATCCAAGTGTAGAATCGACTGTAACCACATTATCAGTCAAATTAGCACCTAAATCTTGTGCCAGAACAGTTTTGTATGGAGTTACGAAAGTTCCAAGTGAATTATTGGTATCTACATCAATTTCAAAGATAGATCCTTCACTTGTAAAGACTTCTACGACTCCTTTTACGTAAATACGTGCAGCAGAGACATTTGGGTCGTTAGGATCGTTATCTTGATATAATACTTGTCCAACAAGATCAATTGGGTTGCCAGAAACCGCAACTGCACGAATAATCTCTCTAGAAGTGTAAAATGCATCACTAGGTTTGAATATTCGCTCTCTAGGATAAGATACTTGAGACTCAACGCCAAATAAGGTTCTTAATACGAACTGAAATGACCTACTTGTTCCTTTTGAGGAGTAAAAGTCCTTAATTCGCTTAACTATAGTGCTTTCTGTAACTCCAGTTGCAAAATTCTTTGGATATGTCGCTAAAAACTGTTCTTTAAACTTCCCAAGCATGTAAATTGGGAAAATATTGTTTAAATTGACAACTTCTGTGCCTAAACTGTGTGTAGCAGCAGTTGTAGACTCAAATTTATACTCAGATGCCAATCCAACTGATTTTACAGCGTTAAATCCTCTTGCACACGTCTGAAATAGCGTTGCACCCTTACTTTGGTAGTATACTATCTCGTCTTCGATCAATAAAAGTCCCTCATCGGGAAAATCACGTGTAGATTCGACGTCAACTGTAGTTGATGACGTTGTAAGTGAAGAAATTAGTGTTGTAGTGGTAACTAAGTCTCTATAATTATCAATATTGTAATAATCTGACCAGTTTTGAATTATATCAAAGCAATATCCCTTTAATTCTTGTGATCTATAGTATTCCTTGACAAAATCAATGAACGTAGGAAATTGATCCCTTATAAAAGAAGGGAATTGTCCTGCGATATTGTTTGATATTTTAGATCTGGACTCTGGACTGACTTCTGACGGTACGGGTGGTTGTGTAACCGTTGTAGTAGGGGTCGTCCACGAGCCAACTCTCCAAGAACTATTTGTCATATTGATTAATAGCTAGATTCTGGAATTACTCCTGTTCCAGATAGATTTGAACCGCTACTGATAGTATCTTCTACTACAGTAATGACTGAGTTATCTATACCCATAGTGATATAGGTTTCACGAAGAGAAACAAGGTCATTAGATTTAGGTGTAGCACTTATTTGTAATACATTGTTTGCTACAACAGTAGATTGTATAATTAGATCATTAATTACAATTTCACCCATGTCATAATCTACTGTTCCCCACAATCCATCAATATATTCAAACTCACCAGTTCCTTTGACGTAGTAAAGTCTAAGTGTACCGCTACCATCGTCATTTAGATAATAAGTATTGACATCATCACCTACAATCTTGAATCCACTACTTGCAACTGATGGAGATGTAGATGTTTGTTGGTTGATTCTGTTACCATAACAGATTTTATAGTTAACACGAGTGTTTAAATCAACTGTAACATTCTTTCTCATCGCAACACGAGTGATGTTAGAGGTAATTGATCTCTCTGCTCCATCAATAATGTTCTGTATCTTAGAATATTTAAACTTTCCACCAAATTTATTAAACTCACCACTAGAATTCAGTGTAGTAAGTGTAGTAATTACTAAATTCTTAACTTCAGCAGGAGTTTTGTTTGTGATATTAGGATTATAGTATACAAAACTAACCAAATCTATGTAAAGTATAGACGGATCAATGATTGTTGGTTGAATTGCAGCAATAGAATACTCTCTAAGTTTCTTTAAAACAGAATTTTTCTCAGAAAGTGATAATTTATCAGCATTTCTTGGTTTAATTGCTAAAAATACCTTGCCATATTCGGGAGGTTCCGCTTCTTCTCCACCATAACATGCTATAGATGCAACGTTTGGATAGATTTGTGGAACAATTGCTTCATAATCCCGTGTAGAAACTGCTCTACCGAACGCAGAATAGAATTTTGGAGCTGAAAATTTGATTGCTTCCGTAGTTTCTGGTTCTGCACCGCCATCTGGGAACGAAACTGCGGTTATTGTAATACCAGAAGTTATCGCATTTCCTAAATTATCCCGATAAGTTCCAATATTTTCAAAAACTTTAAGTCCATTTGCACCAACTCCTGCAGAAGTTGTATATTTTACAGTAACAACGTCTCCATTTGCTAGTGCTTTACCTACAATACCATCTCCAAATAGTATTTCTGGTATCTGATACTCACTTTCTTCTAAGAAAAACACTTTAGAAGTAGAATCTATCTTAGTAATATCTGTAGCTTGTAGATATTTTTCAGTAATTGTGCCAGAAGTGACCTCTACAATCATACCAGTTGTATCTGCTCTCTCATTTGTAAGTATAAATCTCTGTCTTTGCGTAGTATCTTTAACAAAAGTGTCAGTTAAATATAAACCTTCGTATAATATTGTATTATTAAATGATGCAATTCCTGTTAAACTGTCCACAGACTGTGAAATATCAGTAGGAGTAGAGAAAACAAAGTTATTATTATCCAATCCTGTGAAGTTTAGAACTAATCCTGCGTTAAGTGTAACTGATTTTGGGTATGGGAATGCAGTTTGAACTGAAATATTGACTGTGGTGCGTGCTGAACGTGCTGAGTTTGGTGTATAACCAATCATTCTAGCAAGTTTTACAACGTTTTCTCGTAAAACTGCCGTTTCTAGGAACCCTTCGTTAACTGCAAGGTTAGCATTGACACTTGTATAGTAAGTATTGTATGCTAATGCGTCAATAAGCACTGTCAAAGAGGATCCTTCAAAGTCATAATCGCTAAATTGCGACTGTGACTTCATATATTCTTTGATTTGTGCCTTGATCTCGTTGAATTCAAGGGCATTAACTTGATTAAATGCCATTATGGTTTAAAGATTACACTAACATTATCAAATTTAGGTTTAATACCTAATATCAAGTAAGTAATTTCTACTTGTAAATCGTTCTGATCTTCTTCAAAGTCTACATCCACTGTTACAGCGGTAACTCTAGGTTCCTGTGTCTCAATAGACTGCTCAATTCTGTTTTTGATCTCTAGTTCCATAGAAGGTGTAGAGTTTTCAAATAATAGACCAATTATATTACCACCGAAGAATGGATTAAATGGTTTTTCGTAAAAATTGTATAGAACAATGTTCTTGACAGATTCCTTAATTGCAGCTTCGTTCTTCAGTGCCAAAATATCGTTGGTAACTGCATTCTTTTCAAATGTTAAAGAGAAATCTCTAAAAGATTTCGATGTCAAAGACATGTCGAACGTATACTATCCTTCAATAAGTTATTTATACGTCTTTTTTAGATTTTCTGTCAGAACGTGGGTCTGTAATTAGATATCTGCAATATTCATTGCCATGATCATAAAAATGATCTGACATATCTACAGGAATGTTAGCATTCCTTTTACCATCTACGATTCTATTTGCCTTGGCCACGATACCTCTTCTTTGCTTTGTTACGTGATGTAGCAGCATACTTCGTGTGTTGTCCACGACCCTGTGCTGACTTCTTTGGTTTTGTCTCCACTGTTGGAAGACCATTATTAAATCGAGTTGCCATAAATTATCCTGCAAAAACATTTGGTGACCCAGCTGCAACAGATGTGCAACCAGATATCCCATCTCCTACTCTACCACATCCTTTGCCATTTACAAATACAGTTGTACTTCCTGTAGCTATTGATGCTGAGTGTGGAGGACACACTGGAGCAGGAGGAGGAAAGAGATGAGTTGTATTATTATCTCCCTGACGAGAGATACCGATACCATTACAAAAGACATCAGAGGATCCTTGTGCTCTGGTCATACCAGAACAATGAGTTACGTCTGCGTCACCTATACGGGTTACTGCGGGCATTACTTTCTCTCCCTTGATGCGATGATTCTTAAGTATTCTGAATATTTGCTCATGGCGATATGATCATTGACACTATGTGGTTCGGGTAGTGGTGCAGGGTTAAACTCGATCAAGTGATCAAACTCATCGGGAAGGTCACCACACCTATCGAATTCGAGGAGTTTACCCTCGTCTTTAATTACGAACTTTCCTTCAAGATCATCCATTGGATTAATCATAAAATACTCCTAGTTATTTAGAGACCTACGCGGGGTTACGACGCGATTTTTTACGACGCTTCTTCTTAAACAATTTCTGATATATTGGTCGCACTAAAAATAGATCCAATGCTTCAAACAGGAATATCACTCCGAATCCTATGATTACCCCTGCTAGGATCAGTCCTTCAAGTATCTTCTTACCAATTCGTATCATCGCCTTCTGTCAGAGTTCCGACAGTATGTTCTACAATCTCAGTAATAGTTCTATCATGTTCTACTACAACATCGACTAGTCTCTCATATTCGCCATCTAAAGTTCTCTTCATCAAGAGTTTAGAATTAGATACCTTTCTCTCTAAAGCATCTAACATTGC